CTTGTGGGAGGGTCGTATGACTTGATCGTGGCCGATGAGCTTTGGAATATTTCTCAGCAGTGCATTGACGACTGTTTAAAGCCGTCGCAGATCGCTAAAGCAAACAGCCATTTAGCGGCTTTTAGTACGGCTGGGGATGAGTCAAGTTTGGCGATGATACAGACCAGAGAAACATGTCTGCGTGATCTTGACGCTGGCGTGACTGGCGCTTGTTATCTTGCGGAATGGTCTATGCCGCCCGGCTGTCACGGCGAGGAGTATTGGGGTTATGCAAATCCGTCTTTAGGTTTGACTGTGCAGCTGGACGCTTTAAAACTTGCTAGCACTAAAGATTCCTTTAACCGCCAGCATTTAAATCTTTGGAGTTCGGCGAAGGGCGCTTGGATTGACGCTGCTGAGTGGGAGAAACTAGGGACCGATACGGCTATGCCTGACGGCGGCATTTTGGCGTGTGACGCCTCGGCAGATCAAAACCGTTTTGTAGGCGTACGTGCTGTTGTTGCTCAAGATGTCGTGCAACTTAAAGTTGAATTTATTGTTGACAGCATGTCGGAAATGTGGCAGGAAATTGAACGGGTTATGACTGATCAGACTGTGCAGTTGTTGATCGGCCCGACGTACGAAATACATGTACCTAAACCTTTAGCTCGACGCTGCACGACAGCAGGACAAAAAGAGCTAGTCAAATATACAGGTTTGGTCAAAGCCATGATCGCTGAAAGTAAGGTGCGGCACCGGGGCGAAAGAACACTGGCAGAACACGTATGTCGAGCGACCCAAATCCGTACCAGCGACGGCGTCATGATCTCATCGCACAGGTCGCCCGGGCCGATTGAGTTGGCTCGCTGTGCAGTGTTGGCTATTGCTAAAGCGTCACGGCCACGAGTCCTAGGTAAACCTATGCTTGTCGTCTCAGGGACATGACCGTAGGCGTATCGGCTAATCTCTGCTCAGGTTCGGCCTGAGCGTCGGGTTTGGGCCGAACCAACCTAAAGGACATCATGGGAATCTTTAACCGAGTCAACAAAGCGGCAATCAGTCCACCAGTTGAAAAGACTGCAGCTGTTGGCATGAGTAACTACTTCCCGACTACAGGCAAAAGCGCTGTCGGTTCCTTTTACGCATACCAAGCAGGACTAGCAAGAAACAAAGCGATGAGCGTCGCAGCTATTTCTAGGTCCCGTGACCTCATGGCTTCAGTGCTTGCGTGTATGAAGTTAAAGATGTATACCGAAATTTGGAACGGCGAAGAAATGGAACAGGTGCCATTAGCGCCTAGATCATGGCTGTCACAGCTAGACCCGAAAATGCCAAACAACTTTAGCTTCCCGTGGATATTTGACGACCTTTTCTTCTTTGGTCGAAGCATGCTCTATATAACAGCTCGCACCGCTGACGGTTACATGGCGAGCGCCACAAGGCTACCAATGGGCAGTATCACCATGGAAGATCAGACAGGCCCGGTATGGTTCGGCAAATCTGACGCTATCTTTTTCAACGGCCAGCAGTTACCAACCGAAGATGTCGTGCAAATCTTGTCACCTACTCAAGGCATGATCTACATGTCAGAGCAGACAATAGCGACGGCCCTACAGCTTGAAGCGGCTCGCTACAGGAATGCGAGTAGCGCCATCCCCGCCGGGGTCCTTTCACAAATTGGCGGCGAGCCTCTAAGCGCTACGGAACTAGCTGATCTTGCTGCAGCGTTTAACGCAGCCAGGGCAACTAACCAAACTGCAGCACTAAACGAATTTTTAAAATACACAGAGACGACAGCGACGCCCGACAAAATGCTGTTAATAGAAGCCGCCAACTATCAGGCCCTTGAGTGCGCTCGACTGTGCAACGTGCCGCCCTACTTGTTGGGTATTTCTACAGGTTCGTACGCCTACACAAACAGCCAAAGCGCCAAAGGCGACCTGTGGACCTTCGGTCTTAGCATGTACGCCGAAGCGATCACGTCGGCACTATCTCAGCAACTACCTAGAGGAACTTATGTTGAGTTTGACTTTGAGAAATACCTGTACGACTACACAATGCAGGAACATGATATGAATATGCCAGCAGAAAACACTCAGGAGAATCTCGCATGATCAAGTTCAATTTGTCTAACTTCACCATAGACGCCTCTAAGCATGACGAACCAGCACGCCGCACCATTACAGGTACAGCGCTGCCATATGACACTTTTGCTACCGTCGCTGACGGCACAAGAGTTTCTTTTGCACCGGGCAGTCTGCCTACAACTGGAAGAATGCCGAAACTGTTTATGTATCACGACTCGACACAGCCTGTCGGCCTTGTCACTGAGCGAGTAGACACTGCCGAAGGCATGATGTTTACAGCCAAGATCAGCAACACTAGAGCTGGCGACGAAGCTTTAGTTTTAGCATCTGACGGCGTACTTGACTCTGTATCTGTAGGCGTTAATCCGACCGACTTTAAGTATGACGACAACGGCGACATGATCGTCTTGGCCGCTGAATGGGTAGAGCTGTCGCTAGTTCCCACACCTGCTTTTAGCGGTGCTACTATCAGCCAAGTAGCGGCGTCTGCACCTGACGAAGAAGCCGAAGAAGATGAAGAAGTCCCTACCGAAACCGAAAAGGAAACCCCAATGGAAATTCAAGCAGCCGCTGAAGTAGTCATCCCTACCTCCCCAATTTTTGCTCAACCTAAGCGTGAATTCGCTATGCCTTCGGCAGCCGAAATGCTTGCCGCTATGCACATCGGCGGCGACACTTGGGTTAACGTTAACGAAGCATGGAAGCAGGCCACACGACGCCAGCAGACAGCAATTCAAGCCGCCGCTGGAGACGTCTTAACTGGCGACACGCCGGGCCTCTTGAATCAAAATGTGCTCGGCACCTTGTTCCAAGACCTAAACTTTGTCCGTCCTGTTGTTAGTGCATTTGGCGCTAAAGCCATGCCTGCAACACCTTCCAAGACTTTCATCCGTCCTACGATCACAACGCACACCTCGGCCGCTGAGCAGACGACTGAACTTACCGCTGTTTCAGCTACAACTATGGTGATCGCTTCTAACGTTGTCACTAAAAAGACTGTCGCTGGCCAAGTAACTTTGTCTGTTCAAGACATTGACTTTACTGACCCTGCCGCTTTGCAGTTAGTCCTGAACGACCTTGCTGGCGAAGTCTTAATCAAGACCGACGACATTGCGGCTGACGCTTTGGTCGCTGGCAAAACTGCTTCAGGTTCTACTTGGACCGTTACCGCAGACAACCCTTCAAGCTTAATCAGCGCCTTGTATGACGCCGCTCGAGAAATCACCGAGGACAGCAACTACTTCCCAACGCACCTTTGTGTCAGTCCAGATGTATGGGAAAAGTTGGGTAGCCAGCTGGACAGTTCAAAGCGTCCGATCTTGGGTTACACCACAAACGGTGTACTCGGACAAAACGCTATTGGTCGTGTAGGCGGTCTCGGCTACAACCAAATGGACGTTATGGGTCTGTCGCTCGTAGTTGACAACAACTTTGCCAGTGGCACCATGCTTGTTGTTTACGCACCCGGGTTTGAAATCTTTGAATCTGGCCCATCTTTGATGACCTTTGACGACGCCTCTAAAATGGGCAAGACCTTCTCCCTGCACCAGTACTTCGCCACGTTCGTAGCTAAGTCAAGCTTCATTCAAGGAATCGTAATCGCATAGTCGAAAGGCGGCCTGCTGGCTATGGCCACCTACAAAATCATATTTGCCCAACTGCTAGACAACTATGCAGTAGTGCAAACGCTGACTAACCCTGAAATACAAGCAGGCGAAAGCATTACCGTTGCTAGTGTCTCGGCAACGTTTGACGGTACACAAACCGTTTACGCTATGCCACAGTACGCATTCATTGGCGTAGACAGCGACGGCGACCTGCTGTACAACACCAGCGTACCTGTACCTAACCAAGTGCTGTTTTATGTCGCTGGGGACGACATTGACCGTTACGCTGTCATCCCGCAAGGGACGCTAACCCATACGCAGACCTGTACTTGGATAGACGGCCCTGCTGTAGCGACATGGCTCGGTATAGATCTCGCTGGCGCTGAAGAAACCGCTTTCCTTGAACAGTGCGCTAGTGCTGCAAACAGTTTTATTTTTGTGCGCAGACAGGAAGCAGGGTATACGGACGGTCTGGCTGTTTCGCCAAGTACACAGGTAACGCTAGCTACGACAATGTATGCAGGCGCCCTATACAGACAGCGAGGCGCTGTAGACCAATTCGCAAGCTTCGACGGTATGGGCAACGTCCCTACGACAGGACTCAGCCCGATCATTAAACAGCTTGCAGGTATACCAAGACCAGCGGTTGCCTGATGGGTATATCAACTTATGTTTACAACGAAATTGTTACTTACGACGAAGCTAATGTCGGTTACAACGGCACCGGGTACAGAGACTTATTCAATGAAGCCATAGACGACCTAATCGCAACTTTGGCAACCATTACCGATCTTCGAGTAACGACAGACCCACAAAAAATAAACCCGCCATGTGTCTTTCTTGACGCCCCTACTTTTGACAGCTGGTCGTCGGCCATAGTCAAAATGACCTTTGCTGTGAAAGTGATCTCGCTTGGACCGGGCAACCTTGACGCCATGCGAAACATCCTAAATATCACCGCTAAAATGCTTGCCAAAAAGGTTGGCGTTACAGCTGGCCGCCCTGGCTTTATTACTATCGGCGGGCAAGATTTCCCCTGTTACGACATAGATATATCCCTACAAGCACAAGCGAGCGCAACATGATCAAGATTATTTCATCAAGAGTCGGCGTACCGGGCGACGAGTTTACGCCACCTGAATACACCAACTTGCAGGCCCTACTCGACTACGGTTTTGTGGTGGACACTGCTGCCAAGAAATCTGCTAAAACTACTACCGACGAACCAAAGGACTAACTCATGGCTACCAGTACCTATCTTTCAAACCCTGCCCTTACGATTAACGCTGTCAACCTGACCGACCAGTGCACTAGCGCCACGATTACGTCAGTGGCACAGGCTCAAAACTCATCTGCTTTCGGTTCGCTTGACTCTTTCTATGTCACTGGCATGACCAACAATACGTTCGAGTGCGAACTGTTTATGAGTTACGCAGCCTCGGAAACGTTTGCAACTTTGGCGGCCCTTGTCGGGACACAGACAACAATCACGATCTCGCCTACCGCAGCAGGTCTAGCTACCCCTACTGCTACGGCACCCCGATTCACCCTGGCCAATACTTATTTAGAGTCGCTACCTTTGCTAAACGCCACCCTTAATGAATTAAGCTCAATAACGCTGTCGTTTCAAGGTGGCACGCTTACTACCGCTACAAGCTGATCTAACCACAAACAAAGGAACCCGACATGCAACTAACCCTTAGAGTTGATCAAGGCGACGGCCCCGTAGAAGTATCTACAAACCTGTTTACAATCGTGGCTTGGGAACGCCGCTTTAAAACTAAAGCCAGCAAAATTGCTGACGGTATCGGCATGGAAGATCTAGCCTTTATGGCTCATCAGGCCCTACAGCAAAACGGTATTGTCGTGCCTGTCGTCCTAGATGACTTCATTAAAAAGTTGATCGTGCTTGAGGTTGTAGACAGCGACCCTGATACCCCTTTCGTAGAGGGCACTACAGCTACGCCTTAGCCTGTCTGCTGATAGAAACAGGGTATTGGCCACCAAACATACCTTTTGAGCATAACGACCTTGCTACAGTCTTTAAAATAATGAATGACCAGAGAAAGCAGCAATAATGTCGGGCGTCCAATACAAAGCCGAAGTGATCGGTATTCGAGACACCGTACAGCTGCTTAAAAAGACTGAGCCTGAGATCTTTAAAGAGTTTCGGTCTAAAGCCAAATTTGCTGTTGACCCGATAGTGAAGGACGCTCAGGCCCGACTAACGGAGGCGTCTAGTCGCAACGGTAAAAACGTTCCGCTATCTGGAATGGTGCGACCTTGGGGCAAAAAGAAGGGTCGTGTCGTGCCGGGCTGGAATCAGCAGAAAGCGATTAGAGGCGTCAAGGTGCAAGTACGGCCTAGCAAGACAGCGTTTCTGACTGTGACACAGCGAGAAATAGCGCCTGCTGTTTTTGATATTGCTGGACGAAAAAACCCTAATGCGCTGTCACGACAGTTAGACCTTTTCGCTCGAGCGTCTCGTACTATGTGGCCAGCTGCCGAAAGTAAAGAGGATGAAGTCACAAAGAATCTTGCTGAACTGGTTGATTATGTGAACGAGAAAACAAATAAGAAACTAAGGTTCTGACATGGCTGGCATAACGATTCCCCTTATTACCGAGTTTAAAGACGTCGGTATTAAGCAAGCCATCAAAGAGTTTAAGAAACTAGAGACAGCCGGGCAGAAAGCACAGTTTCTAATTAAGAAAGCCGCTGTGCCTGCCGCTGCCGCTTTGGGTGCTGTCACTGCCGTTATCGGTTCTGCTGTATCTGCCGCCATAGAAGATCAAGCTGCACAAGCGTCGCTGGCCCGACAGATCAGAGCAAGTACCAAAGCAACCGACAAACAGATCAAAGGCGTAGAAGAATATATTTCTAGCTTAGGACAATCGGTAGCAATTTCAGACGGCGACGCTCGACCAGCGTTACAGGCGCTTGTAGTAGCCACTAAAGACGTTACTAAAGCGCAAGACCTGCTAAATATTGCTATTGACATAAGCGCTGGCACAGGTAAAGACCTTGCTAGCGTTTCTGACGCCCTGGCTAAAGCGTACGCAGGAAACATGCGAGGCCTACAGGCCCTGTCACCTGAACTTAAAGCCATGATCAAAGACGGCGCCAGCCTCGAAGAAGTATTAGCGACACTAGAAACTAACTTTGGTGGTGCTGGCGAAGCAGCCGCTAATACTGCAGCTGGCGGTATGAAGAAACTTGGCATTGCTTTTGATGAAACAAAAGAATCTATCGGCATGGCGTTTCTGCCTGTCTTTGAAAAACTGTTACCTGTCGTACAAAAATTTAGCGCTTGGGCTGAAAAGAACCCGCAGCTGCTAGCGGTAGTTATTGGCGCTATGGGCCTGCTCGCTGTGTCGATTCTTGCTGTCAATGCGGCCATGCTGTTGAACCCTGCTGTAGCGATCACCGCCGCTGTCATCGCTTTAGGCGTCGCAGTCGTCTTGGCATACAAGAAATTTGAAGGCTTCAGAAATGTTGTCAGATCAGTAGTTAACGGCATTATGTCTTATGTGGAATTTATGGTTAACGGCTGGATTAAAGCTGTCAACATTATTATCAAAGCGATGAATCTGATACCGGGCGTAGACATTAAAGAGATCGGCGGCGTCAAGTTTGGGCGTATGGGAGGCGAGCCAGGCGCCGCACCCGGTGTCTATGATTCGGGGCAGACTCGAGCACCACAGCTGTCTAGTAACAGTCGTGGCATGGGCGGTTCTACAGGCAGCACCGTGACAGTTAACGTGCAGGGCGCCGACCCGCAAGCAGTCGTTACAGCGCTACAAAGATACGTTAGGACTTCGGGACCTGTGCCAGTAAACATTCGAGCGATGTAGTGAAACTGACTTGGAAAGTATACAACATAGATAGCGCTACTGACCTGACCCAGTATGTGCAATCGCTAAACCTGTCTATGGGACGGCCTACAGCGCTTTCTCCGTATTCGGGCAATAGTGCTGCTGTCACAATGTTTTCGTATGGTGGCACAGAGTCACTAGTAAGCGTGGGAGATGAACTATTACTGAGCGTTTTTGCTGGCGTCGGTTATGACGATGTTTTTCAAGGTCGTATAACTTCCCGCAACTTTAACGATCTACCCGGTACAGGGTTAAACAGCACAATGACTGTAATGGTTAACGACGCCATGCTTCAGGCTGGACAGTCAAACATGCAGAGTCAAAGCCTTGCCAGCGTCACAAACCAAATAGAAGAAATAGACACACTTTTCCCGCTTATAGACATTGCTCAAGACGCCAACGATGTAGACATTTCGGTAGGCACATTTACCACTAACGCCAACCAGCGTATAAACGAAATCATTGCTGGCGACCGTGGCATTTTGTTCAATGCTGGCGGCCTGCAGTACTATCATCCACCGTCAACTTTTGCACCGTACGTTACGACAGCGCTGACTATTGGGCCTACAACTTCGGCGACACAAATCGCCTACCAAAACCTAACCCGTGTCGAGGCGGCGTCTAACAGCCTTTTTAATAATCAAGCAACCGTTACAGGTTCAGCGTCAACAGTTACAAAAACAAATACCGATAACGCTTTCTTTTACGGCGTACGAACCTTTACGGCGACAACAGCTCAAAGCAATCTTGTATCTGAGACGGCTGAATGGTACGCCAACACTTTTACCGAACCTGAAACCGCCATGCTCAATATGAGCATTGTTGACTACGGACAGAACGACACTGCTTTAATAGAGCTGGCGACGTTTATGGCATTTGGCAAATTTGTACAAGTGACCTATAAGCCGCCCGGGCAGGCAGAAGTTGTCGGCTATTTTTACCCTGAACAGGTCATAGTCAACGCCACGACCAGTGGTACAACCATTGACTATTACATGACGCCAATAACGTATTACGCAAATTTCATTTTAGACGACCCTGTTTTTGGCGTCTTGGGCGGTAGTCCTGTATATGACGGCGAAATAGACTACGATCAGGTTGGATTTACATATGATGACAGCACAGCACAACAAGGCAACCGCTTAGGAGTTTGACATGGCTATTAACTACCCCACAAGTTTAGACGTTTTCACTAATCCGACTTCCACGGACCTTTTGACTTCGCCGCCACATGCGACACAGCACGCCAACATCAACGACGCTGTAGAAGCGCTCGAAGCAAAAGTGGCGATCGGCAACACTGTGCTAGGCACCTACACCAGCTACACGCCTACCTATCCGTCAGGGCTGACCGTAGGCAACGCCACAGTAACTAGCTACTACTGCAGGGTTAATAACTTTGTGCACTATTGGGGTCGTGTCCTTTGGGGTAGCACTACCTCTATCAACACTTCGGGCCTACAGGTCAGTCTCCCCATAAATGCTGATAGCAACTTCATCACAGGCCCAGCAAACTCAATGGGAACTGCTGGAATCAGGAATAACACGGCGTCAAACACCTTCTTTGGTATTTGTCAAGCAGTGAACGGCACCGCCACCGCTATGAGCATTGTCGCACAGTTGGCATCTGGAACTTATGTGACTATTTCCAACATCACAACGACAGTGCCATTCACACTAACCACCAACGATTCCTTTTTTTGGAATGTCTACTACGAAGCCGCATAAACCATGACGGTCAACACGACGTTTAGTGCCGGGCAAATTCTGACTGCTGCACAAATGAACTCTTTCGGTCGTGGCCTTATGGCTACGCCAGCGACATCAAGCACCACAGACTCAACGATTACAGCTGAAGAAGTAATGCTGACTTACACGTTTACTGCTGTCAACGGACGTAACTACAGCATTGTGTATTTTGAGCCGTCAATCCTTGGGACTAGCGCAGGAATTTTGACCAGCCGTATCAGAATTGACACCGTAGTAGGCACTGTCTTAAACCAAAGTTTTGCCACTATCCCAACGGCAAACACGTCAAATATTATGACTCAGCTGATTTACACCGCTACGGCGTCAGCATCATTTACTATCGTTGCAACGTTGCAGGCGTCAGCGGGCACAGTGACGACTACTCGAAGCGCTACACGATTTCCGCAGCTGTACGCCTTAGATGTTGGAAGCGGCTACTGATGATTGTGCCATTGAACCCAAACTTAGACGAGCAAACTTTAGAGCAGGCTTTAAATCAGGTGCTCATAGAAATGTTGTATGCATCCGACTGGACACAAATACCAAACAACCCGCTAACGGTAGAGAAGTCTGCGGAGTGGGCTGTGTGGCGTCAACAGTTACGGGACTTCCCTGAGACGTGGATACCTTCTAACGAAGCTGACATACCAGACCCACCGCTATGAACATTACTAATCCACCTAAAGCGTTGATCGTCCTGTTTGGTTTGGCGTCTATCACAGTTCTTTTGGCGCTCGGCAAAATTGACCAGTCGGCCGGGACAGGTCTAATCGGCAGCATCGTTGGCTATGGCATAGGCAACGGCATCCGTGGCACCGCCGAGACGCCGCCCATTGTCACAAGGAAACCTAAGTGACGATACGGCCCTATACCGGGCTGAAAGATTCTGTACACGCACGCCCTCGAGCAGGCACTAAAGCGTTTGTAGATTATTGTGAATTTTTGTTTGGCGTCAAGTGTCTAGGCATATTTGGTGACCGAAACATCAACGCTTCAGGCATGCCAAACCCGCCTAAATCTGTGCACAGCACATGGCGTGCTTTTGACCTTGGTGCTAAAAGTAACGCCCGGTACAAGCTCATAGAGTTTCTCTACATCAACCGTGACATTCTTGGCGTAGAAGCAATACATGATTACAGCAACACCTTCAAGCCGTCCCGTTTCGGTTGGGGTGCCGCCTACAAATGTGATCGTGACGCTTGGAAGATCTACGAAAAGAACACGATTGGCAGCAAAAACGGCCAATGGGTACACGTGGAAATATCGCCTCTGTTGGCTGATCATCCCGACATTGTGGCCCACGCTTTTGAGACGATCTTTAAGGGTACTTGACATAGCGCCTACCCTTCGGTAAACATAACCCGACCTTAACCCCGACTAAAGGACACGAAAATGAATCCGTACAAAACCCTTTTAGCTGTTGCTTTGACCTTTACAGGGTTAGCCGTGGCGTATGGCGGCGGTAACCCTCCTGCCGACAACGCCCCGCTAGCCAGTCCCGTCTACGACACTGTAGATATCCTTAGTCCTGAGCAACAGGTTGCCCGCATACAGGCTTTAAACGCCTCTACAGCGCCTCCAATGCCCGAAACGACTGTTCCTGTCGTAGACGCTTTTGCTTCCTACAAATGTGGCGTGTGGTTACCGTTAGCAATTAGCCAAGGCTGGCCCGACAACCCGATAGTGCTCAAAACTCTTGACCGTGTTATGTGGCGTGAATCTCGCTGTACACCTGACGCCGACTCAGGACCCGATCACGGCCTTATGCAGATTAACCAAATACACAGCGATTACATTGACCAGCTCGGCTGGACTCATGAAGGCATGAAAGACGCTACGGCTAACTTACGTTTTGCTTATCTGCTTTGGTCGGGCCGTGAAGAAGAAGGCCAATGTGGCTGGACGCCATGGGCGATCAAGTGTTAGGGGACCGACCCGACTGGCAAAACAAGGCTGCATGCCACGACACACCAACAGTTCTGTTCTTCCCAACTAACCCTCGAGACAGCAAAAAGAACCTTGAAATCATTACGCCTATCTGCGACATGTGCCCGGTATACAGCGACTGCTTTATGTACGCAATGTCGTTCGGCGAAAAACAGCTGACAGGCATTTGGGCTGGCACGACCGAGCGCCGAAGGCAAGAACTGAAACGACAGTGGCAGTACGCTACATCCTTCTGATATGTTCCGATTAACCCGACAACCCGAAAGGACCCGACAAATGAATGACCAGTTAAACGAAATGACCAAAGCGATCACTAAAGCCGAGATCGCTATGAAAGCCGCCGCTTGGCAACTAGAGGCCCAACGTGCGGACATCGA